GCCCGGACAATTACGCCACGGGGGCGGCATGGATTTCCGGCGGCAAATGGACCGCGACGGACATCAGCGGCGCGACGGCGGACGAACAGGCTTCGCTCAACAAGGCGGTGCAAGGCGTTTATCTCGCGGCGGATGCGAACGGCACGGACACGGCCACGCTTGAGATCGTGCAACCGACCGGATGACCTACCATCTCGGGAAGTGGAAAACCGCCTGCGACCGTTGCGGCGGCATTCGCTTGAATGACCAACTTCGGCGGGAATGGACGGGCTTGCGGGTTTGTCGGGACTGTTTCGATATCCGGCACCCGCAAGACCACTTGAAGGGCCGGCCTGACCGGCAAGCCCCGCCATGGGTGCGCCCGCGCCCGGAAGAACTCGACGTCTCGCCCGGCTCCGGGAATGAGATAGAACCTGGGGATCTGTGATGGCCGTTACCGGAACAAAAACCGCACTGGATCTGATCACCCTGGCGGCGCGGAAAGCGCAGCTTGTCGGGCTTGGCGAAACCCCGCCTGCGGAGGTTGCCGACACGGCGCTGTCGGAACTCAACTTGATGCTCAAGGCGTGGCAGAACTCAGGTTATAATCTGTGGACCTACACCAGTGGATCGTTGGCCCTGACGACAGCCGCCAGTTACACGCTTTCCCCGGCGCGACCGATCCGGATCTTGAATGCCCGGTACAAAGAATCGGCCACGGCAAGCGAAATCCCGATGTGGCGCATGACGCGGGATGAATACGACGAACTCCCGGACAAGGCGACCACGGGCACGCCAACGCAGTTCTATTATGATCGGCAGCGCGAGGCCGCGAAACTCTACATCTGGCCGCTGCTTTCGAGCGCAACGGCGCAGACCATCGAATACACCTACGAGCGGGAGTTGGAGGATTTGACTTCTACGTCGGACACCGTGGACGTGCCCGGTGAATGGTGGGAAGCGACGATGTACAACCTCGCGGCGCGGTTGATGGAGACGGTCCCGCTTCAGCGTCAAAACCCGATTGTGCCGCAGCGGGCGGTTGCCTTGCTGGACGAGGCGTTGGCAGCGGATCGTGAAGGCAGCGTTTTCTTCGGGTGCAGTGACGAATGACGTTCATTCCCTTTGCACGACACAGCGTTGACCAGCAATACAGCGGGGAACGACTGAAGAACTGGTTTTTCCGGCCCACGCCGGGGGCGGTCGGGCAGGGCGCGCTGATCGGGCGATCGGGGCTGACCGTGGCAAAGAGTCTGTCGTCCAAGCCGATCCGGGCCATGACGGTCATGGCGGGCGACATCTACGCGACGGTCAACGGGGCGGTCTACAAGTACGACATCAGCGCCGACACGGTGACGAATGTCGGCACGGTCGCGGACAATTCAACGACCATGGCGGCGAGCGGATCGGAGGTCGCGATTGTCACCGGGGCGACGTTCTATATCTGCGATGGAAGCAGCACATCCGTACAGTCCACCGGGGCGTTGACCAACCCGGTTTCCGTGGTGTTCGCGGATGGCTATTTCGTTGTCGCGGGATCGGTGGCGGGGCGGTTCGATGGCCTCACCAGTTCGGGCCTGGATGACGGGACATCCTTCAGTTCGCTTGACTTCGCCTTCGCGGAAAATGCCCCGGACGGGATTCGGGGGCTGGCCTACGATAACGCGCGCTTGCGGGTGTTCGGCGCGGAGACGGTGGAGACGTTTTATAATGCGGGTGCGCCGCGCTTTCCGTTCGTCCCGGATAAATCGCAGATCATTCCGGAGGGGTGCGCGTCCGGCTTCACCATCGCCAAAACGGCGGGATCGGTGTTCTTCGTCGGGAAAGACAATGCCGTTTATCAGATGGGCGGAGGGATCAAGCCAATTCAGACCCCCGAGATCCGGGAGGCGATTGCGGCGTCAGACCTTGATTACGGGACAACCTTCGTGGATCGGGGCGCGGAATTCTACGCTCTGACGCGGAACGGGAAGACGACACTTGTCTATGATCTGACGACGGGGCTTTGGTCGGAGTTTTCGACCGGGGAAGGGGATAATCCATGGATCGTGACGTGCAGCGTCCAGGTCAACGGGGTGCAGTATTTCGGCACGACCGGCGGGGATATTTGCACCCTTGGAGGGTATCAGGACGCGGGGATGTTGATCGAGCGCGAGGCGATCAGCGCGCCCCTTGTCGTGAAGGGCAACCGCTTCGGCATCTCGCAAGTGAAATTGCGGGCGGAAACGTCCAATTCCGGCGCGGTCGCGGACCCGCAGATCGTGATGCAGATGAGCGGAAACGGGATTGAATGGGGCACGGAGCGGTGGCGGTCCCTCGGGGGCGTCGGGGAATACAACAAGGAAATCCGTTGGAACGGGCTGGGGTCGTTCACCCATGCGCAAGTGCGTTTCCGGGTGACGGACGCGGTTCGGGCGGACCTTTACGGCATGGACGTTGAAATCTCATGACCGCGCCGCTCATCCCCGGATACGAGATCGCGGACGGCGTCCAGATTTCCGGGCAATTCCTCCGGTGGCTGGAACAACTGAGGCAGGACATGGCGGACGGTTACAAGAGGCAGCTTTACCACGGGGTTCTGTCGAACTCTGCGGCGGAACTGTTCAACAGCGACGGCCAGTATTCCGAAATCACGGCGGCCACGGTGCAGAACGTGACCGGCGGCGCGGTGACGATGGATATTTGGATTGTGGACGACGGTGGAACGCGGGCGGATGCGACCTTGGTTTTCGAAGCAAAGTCCATCGCGGCCAATTCGGCGGTGGAGTTGTCGGAGTTGGAAGGCCACGTCTTGAACGACGGGCAGGAACTTCATGGGGTGGCGGCGTCGGCATCGGCGTTGACCCTGCGGATTTCCGGGAAGCAGTCGCCGCAATGAAGATCACGGCGCGCGAGGCGGCGGAATATTTTCGCCATCCGTCGCAGCAGAAATACGGGCTTGACCCGGACGCGCTTCCGGAAGGGCTGGAATACCGGGCCCGCGGGCCGTTGTGCCTGATGTTCGAGCAAGCCCCCGCAGCGGGCGTGTACTTCGTCCACATGGGCATGAAGCCGGAAGGCTGGGGCATGTCGGACGGGATTGGAAGCGGGCTTGTGCGGGCGTTCTGGCGCGAGACGGGGTGCGTCGGGGTCATCGGATGGATTCCGACGCAATTCCGTGCGGCGGCGGCCTATGCCGTGCGGTGCGGTTTCGAACGGCGGGGCGAGATTGTTCCGGGCGTTCTTGAAGTGGCTTGGAGGCCGAAGACATGACAGCAGCACTTGCAATCGGCGGTTCGCTTGTCGGAAGCCTGATTTCGGCCAACGCCGCGAAGAAGGGCACCGATGCGCAGTTGACCGCAATGCGGGAATCGAACGCGCTACAGCAAAGCCAATACCAGAACAACGTCGATATGATGCTGCCGTGGCTCAACACCGGCGGCAATGCGCTTTCGGTTCTGGGCAACCAAATGGGGTTGAACATGCCCCAGTACCAGCCGTTCGTCCCGGAGTGGCAGAAGGCAGCGAACGACCCGGACGCGCCGACAGATCCGGACGCGCCGGTTGGCGATCCGACATCGACCGGACGGCGTTCCACCAACATGCAGGGGCCGAACCCGCGCGCGAACCCCCTCAACGACTACACAGGCCGTCAGAACCCGATTGACGCCTATGTTGCGGGCGACGACCCGGTGGACAAATACCTGTCCACACCGGCGGCTGTGGACGCCTATGCGCGCAACCCGAGCGCGGTGCAGGAATATATCTCCGGCCCGTCCGGGGTGCAGGAATACATTTCGGGTCCGTCCGGGGTGCAGAACTACATCTCCGGCCCGTCCGAATTGTCGAATTATGTCGATACCTTCGACACATACGAGAAAGACCCCGGCTATCAGTTCCGGCAGGATGAGGGGAACAACGCCATCGCGAAGATGGCGGCGGCACGGGGCTTGCGGCTTTCGGGCGGCACGCTGGCGGAAGCGGCGCGATACAATCAGGGCCTTGCCGATCAGGGATACCAGGAGTGGGAGAACAAGAAATAC